AGTTTGAAACAAGCATTTGATACAAAACAAAATGAAAACGATCCTTACCAAGCACAGATTGATGAATTGTTGTCAACTGCTATGCAAGAAATTGATTGGTCACCTGTAAACAATCTTACTACGTTCAAAGAGCATCAAGAGTTCTTGCTAAAGCTACTTACAAACAAAGATAGTTTTATTCGTAAGAAGATCATTGATCAAAACCTAGCGTACTTGAACAATAGGCTTACATATTATCTCGACAAACTAGGATTGCCGCATCAAGTTGTGTTCCAGAATGATTTGAATGTTGAGATTACTCAACTAGGACAAGATCTAGACTTTGATAACTTGAGTCGTGGTGAACGCAACAGACTTATCTTAGGTATGAGCTTTGCATTCCGCGATGTTTGGGAAAGCCTATATCAAAAGATTAACTTGTTGTTTATTGACGAACTAATCGACAGTGGTATGGATACTGCTGGTGTCGAAAGTTCATTAAGCGTTCTTAAGAAAATGGGCCGTGAAGGTGATAAGAATGTATTCCTTATCTCGCACAAAGATGAACTTATTGGAAGGGTTAGTTATGTTATGCGTGTTGTGAAAGAAAACGGATTTACAAGTTACGAAAACGATATTGATATTGTAGAATGACAAATTTAAATTTTAATAACGCAATTAATAGAGTTAAGCAGTCGTGTCCTCCTATCTGGATGATGCGACAAGCTGGTAGATATCAACCATCTTATATGGCGCTAAAAGAAAAGTACAACTTTGAACAGATGTGCAAACTTCCGCAAATAGCAGCACAAGTAGCACTATTGCCTATTAATGAATTTGATTTTGACGTAGCAATATTGTTTAGTGACATCCTTTGGCACTTAGAAGGACTAGGACTTCCGTTAACGTTTGATCCAGGTCCTAAATTTGAAACTCATCTCAATGAAGACAACTGGCAACAGTATACTGATGTTGATAAAGCTATGAAACATATCGAGTTTCAAAGTATTGCACTTCAACGCACTAGAGACATTCTTCCAAATAATAAAAGTCTAATTGGATTTGTCGGCGGACCATGGAGTATTTTAAACTATGCGTTAGGAAATAATAAAGTTAGTGCAGAATTTAAAACTATGTTTTTAAGAACTGTAATTATTCCGTTGCTAAAGGATAGTATTAGAGCACAAAAGACTGCCGGTGCCGAAGTTGTTATGATATTTGACAGCGGATTAGAAAATATTAGTAAGAACTATTACGACAATCACTATTTGCCAATGATAGCATCAATTGCAAACATAGGCAACGTGGGGTATTACACTCGTGGATTACCTAAGGACAGTTTAGCTAAAGTAAAAAAGATAGAGTGGGCAGGTATAGGTATTGATACTACATGTGACTTGGTAAAAACTTTAAAGACACACACTAACGGATTTGTACAAGGCAACTTTGACGAACATCATTTACTTTTAGAATCTAAACTATTCCATTATGAACTTGACAAGTGGTTAGAACAGTTAACCGATGTCAACACTACTGGTTGGGTCTGTGGATTAGGTCACGGCATTGGCAAAACAACGCCTACAGCAAATGTAAAATACTTTGTAGATAAAGTTAGGAGTCATTTTGCTTAGGGTAGGAGCAAGAGGAAGTAAACTTGCATTAGCATACGCAAAGAGTGTATGCGATGCACTTCCGTGTGACACAGAGGTTGTTATAATATTAACAGAAGGTGATATTAAACACGATGTTCCAATACATGAAATTGGTGGCAAGGGCGTGTTCTGTAGTGCAATTGAAACTGCATTACTTGAAAATAAAATTGACATTGCTGTTCATAGTTTAAAAGATATGCCTGGTGAAGAAACTCCTGGGCTTATAATTTCTGCTGTTCTTAAACGCAATAGCCCGCACGATGTAATGATTGGAAAAGTGTTTGAAGGATGTACCATCGGAACTAGTAGCCCGAGGCGTAAGGCACAGATAGAACAATTATATAAAGATCTAAACATCAACGTTAAACCTATTAGAGGAAACGTAGACTCACGGCTTAATAAACTTGACAACGGCGAGTATGATGCTATAATAATAGCAGAGGCCGGGCTTATTGCGATGGGCATAGAAAGAGAATGGACGAAAATTTCAATTGTTCCTGCTATCGGTCAAGGGATCATTGCAGTACAAACAAGAAATAACGATACTGAAACAAATATGATTGTAAAACAGATTAATCATAAACTAACGTATACACATGCTCAACTAGAAAGAGCATTGTTAAAAGGAGTAGGCGGCGACTGTTATACTAAACTTGCAGCATTTGCAAGTGGTAGTGATCCAATAAAGTTGGAGGCAGTTTATTATGATTGAAGACGACATACACGATCAATTAACTAAGGCTTACTTAGAATATTTTAAGGTAAACGAGAATTTTGAGTCTCGTTTGTCTCATCGAACACACCTAGCAAGTAGAAAATGGTTGCGTGAGATTAGGCGATTAGCAAAATTAAGGCAAGAAGAAATACACATAGCTTATGCAGCCAAGAAGGCAGCTGAGAAGCAAAAGGCAAAATAAGTATGTTATGCATTGGACTTATCAGGGTAAACAACTAGACGAACTTCCGGAAGGTTGTGAAGCATTTGTATACTTGATAACAAATTTATCCAATGGCATGATGTACGTAGGCAAAAAACTAGCAAAGTTTAAAGTAACTAAACCACCGCTCAAAGGCAAGAAGAATAAAAGACGTAGCACTAAAGAAAGTGACTGGAGAGACTATTGGGGATCCAGTGATAGACTTAACGCAGACGTTTTAGAGTTAGGCACAGAAAATTTCACACGTGAAATATTACATTTTTGTCCGAGCAGAGGCATAGCAAGTTACTTAGAGGCCCGTGAACAGTTTGAACGTAGAGTACTCGAAACAGATGAATACTATAATGGTATTATCAATGTTAGAGTTGGCGGATCAACTATTCTCAAAGAACATCTTAAAAAAAATCTCTAAGGCAAGTCAATACAGCACATAAGGTTAGCGGGCCAGTTTGCAAATACCGCTGAGAAAAAGGTCCCCTGAGAAGGACACTCGTACATATTGATTGACGCACCAGAGTGCGGAAGCCACCAAACAAATTGGGCTCACTAGTTGATATAGATTGATTGCTGTCAATCGAAAAACTGCACATTACACATAAAAACTCTTTAGCAACAGGAACGAAGCGAGAGGTATAATGCAGGATACTTGCACTTTTTGCAAGTTTCTGTAATAGATGTCGACGTAGGTTGGGAAAGGTCAGAGCCCATTGTGTAGCAGTATAATAAATACCTACTTCCAATGTCATTGCTGGATAAGACTCACATGAAGTTTATCTTTAAGACGACGGAGCTAGAAATAGTTCCGTCTGACTGAAACGATCTACATGAAATTAATACAATATTACATTCGTAATATTGCTTGTTATTAGATCATCTAATTAAAAAACATAATTGTAGTTTGAGCGTTAGCGAAAACTTGTATGAGCTTGCTCATACACTAACAATTAAACAATATCTAAGATAAATAACTTGTAAGCATTAAGGATCATTCAGAATGAAAGTACATCACATATTAGCAGAAGCAGACTATGTAGTAGTCAGTAAGGGTGCAGGTCGAAATAGAACCTTTAATATAGTAGATCCTAAAACTGGTGCTGTTGTTGGTAGTGAACGTATTCGTGGTCGAGCAGATGCAACGGCAAAAAACTTAACTGCAAAATCAAAGATAACTTCTCCTAAAGGTCCATTGGTTGCTGAGCCAAAGAATTTATCGTCAAGGTTGAAAGCAGCAGGAAAAAGTTTTTCTGCTAGTACATCAACTCCATCAGTTGCTAAGGGTGGTGCAGTACCAAAGGCCGATTTTGATGGCAGAGTTGAACCTAGTCTTGATAAAAATAAATTAGGTGGCAGTACTAAGACACTTCCCTGGGATGTGCCTGCTGCAGACAAAGCAGAAAAATTTAAAAAATTAAAGTTTTTAAAAAAATTATTATTGAATTCTAGAACCGGAGGTGGTCTTCTTTCAGCATTCATATCTGCAGAGAAAATATCTAGATGGATGGATGAATATACTGATATCATTATTTTATGTGTTAATGAAGGCAAATCACCAAACGGCGATCCTAGACTAGCAAATGTAAGAATTAAAATAACTGAAGAAATGATAGCATCATTTCTTGCCCTCGGGGGTACTATAGCTGGAGGCGGCGCGGTTGTTAAATGGTTAAGAGCTTTTACACTATTAGGTGCAGCACTGCCTGGTGCTGGATGGATAAGTGCTGCAATAACAGGAGCACTTTGGCTTGGAACAGGTGTAGCAATTAGTGTAGCTTCGGAAATTCTTGTTAGTCGAAAATTTATGGAACCTGTTGTTGACTGGTTTATGGAATCCTGGTTTGAAGCGGAAGTTATAGACGGCCTGTCTAGAGAGTATGCTAGATTTATAGGAAAAGCAGTTCCTAAAGCAGAAAGTCGCATAGTTAACTCTAAAGTTATTAGAGAAGCTGAAAACGCAGCATCTATTAGTAGTGCTGCAAAAGAATTAGTGTCTGGTAGTAGTTTAATTCAACAAGCACTTAAGAAAGCCAAAGAACAAGGTATTAATAAAAATAATGCTGCTGACAAACTAGCCAGTGCAATAGAAGACAAAGCAACTACAGAAGAGGCATTCTAGTTTTTTCAGTTGTTTCGATGTTTTCTTTAATGATTTGATTTAGTACTTCTAAGTCTTCATGAGAGATCTTATACATTAGATCGTCGTATGTGAATGAGCCTCGCATATACCAGCCTATTCTATACCTTTGATCTTTAAGTTGTTTTATCTCTCTTTCTAAGTCGTCAGCAAGTCGGATTATATTAGGTTCCGAGAGTTTAACGAGCTGACTCCGAAAAAATTTGAGTAGTCAATATCCAAACTAGTTTTATAGTGATTTTTACATTCTTCATTTTCGCACTCAATGTCAAACAACGGAAAATTCCATTTTCGTGTAAGTTCAAAAATCTTATCTTTTAGTAATGAATAAAATGTTGAATCAGCTGTTTTTATAAAGTTAACTATTTCTGTTAGATCAGTTTCAGTTTCACCGTCTTTAGATATAGACTCAATATGTGAAACTGCAACATGTAAGTTTAATACAGACGTTCTAGCATATACATCTTGAAACTGCTTTTCTAATTCGTTTGCAGTTTCTTCAGTACGAGGAAGTTGTTGTAGTTGCCAAAGTTCTCGTTGCAACCTATAACTTTGCATACTAAAATCAGTAGTTTGTTGGTATGTAATAGGACGTAAGCTAAATTCAAAGCCACCTACTTCAAAATTAAACTCTAAAGGATAGTTATTAAAACCATCTAGTAACTTTCCTAAACTAATTGTGCTTTGATTTTGCGTCTGGCATTTTGGACACCCTGTAGTAACTGGCATGTCGTTACCGTAAGTTGCTATTCTTAAACTAATAAGTATGAAGTCAATATCATAACCTACTAGTTGCCAAGGGTCTAAAATTGTAGGAATACAACTGTGAATTACTTCAGCTGTAGCCCTTCCAGTAAATAATGCATCAGGTGTTTTAAATAAAATCTCATCCATTGCATTCATACCATATACTGGCACGCTAACAAATTGATTGTCTTGTAAACTTTCTTCTGTATACCATTTGCCTTTACTAGGCAAGTCGATAAACAATTTAGGCTGTCTTTGGTGCTTTTGTAAAAAACTACTCATATTATGATTCCGCTAAATATATACATGCAAATATTTATATCGAGTATTTTTAAATTTTTTAGAACTGGAAGTTGCTAATGACCGCCGACGAGTTAAATCAAATTGTCGAAGCTATTCAAAAAGGCTTTAAGGGCACAGGCAATAGTAGCACCACCGACTCCGTTGCCTCAAGCAGCAGCAGTGCATTCTCAAAAGTTGTTAAAGGCGCAACAAAAGCCGCCGGCGACTTAGGAAAAGCCTTAGCAGAGGGCGGCGGAAAAGTTTCAGACTTTTCCGATTCTATGCTGCCGGCCCTTGGAGGATTAGGTGCAGCATTTACCGGTATTGTCGGTTATATTGAACGCACTAATGACACGTTCAACAATCTAAGTAAAGTAGGTGCAGGGTTTAACGGAGACCTAGGACAATTACGACTAAGTGCAGCTGAGACACGCATGGGATTTGATCAGTTTGGAAATATGATAGGCCAGAATTCTGAATTTCTAGCAAGTTTTGCAGGCGGTGTTAATGGCGGTGCAAAACAATTTACAGCACTTAGCAAGTCAATGTGGGAGTCGGGAGCAATTGACGGCTTCATGAATTTAGGTTACACAGTTAATGAAGCTAACGAATTCTTAATGACTAATATGAAATTGTTAGATCGTCAAGCTAGACGTGATAAAATGTCTACTGAGCAACAAGTTGCTGCCGCCTTAGAACTTGCAGGACAAATGGATGTAATGGCAAAACTTACAGGCCGGAGTGTTAAAGAACAGCAAAGTAAATTAGTTGATGCTCAGAGAGACGGAGCAACTCAGTCAGCACTTCGTTTGTTAGAAAAGAAAGGTGTCCAAGGTGTCCAACAAGGATTTACTACAGCAATGACTGCTCTAGAAGCAGGTGGCCCTCAACTTCAAGCATTGTTCCAAGATATGACACAGACTGGTGCTCCGATGTCAGAAATGACACAACAATACATGGCTGCAAATAGCGAAGCAGCAAAGTATGCCAAACAAATGGCAGATGTCAATAAATCAAATATGGACGCAGAAACTAAAAAGATAAAAATAGCTGAAATAGGAGCACTAGCAGTTGCAGCAGGACTTAAATCAAGCGACAGCATACAAAATCTTACAATTGGAACATACGGTCAAATGTCAAGTTTTGCAAAAGCTCAAGCAGATGTACTAGAGAAAACTGGACCTTTAATAAATCAGATGCAAGATTATGCTGCAAAACAAGGACTAGTATTAGGCGAAACAATTACTTATCAACAAGCATACTTAGAAACATTAAAACAAACTAAAGCTACTTCAGATACACAAACAGACGGAACCGGACCGAACCAAGACGCTCAACAAGCAATGAACGAAGCTACACGAACATTAGCTGACTCCGCAAGCAAAGTTAATACAGCATTAGCTGATCAGATTCAAAGTAATGATAAAGTAAGCAAGTTATTAGCCAAATCAGCAGAGGCATTCGCAGCAGTAGTCGGAGGTTCTGCAACACTTGCAGTTGCTTCTATAAATGGACTAACTCCAGGACAATCCGTTGCCGAAGGTGCAGAGTCTGCTAAAATTGTAACCGGAAATGCCCCTACCCCAGAAGAACTAAGAATAGTTAATCAAGGATCTCAGGCTGATAAAGATGCGTTTGCTGCAAAATTTGGAGCTATTATTGATCAGGATGCTTTAAAAGTGGGTATTGTTAGAATTGATAAAAGTGCATTAGTAGCAATAGACCGAAAAAACGCTTCGCCAGATAGTGAGCTTCCAGGTACAGGCAAAGGCGCTTTTAGAACTCTGTTTGATAACGTATTTAAAGAAGAAGGCGGCCCAGTTGCAAAGGATCAACCATACATTGTAGGTGAAAAACGACCAGAGGTGTTTGTGCCTAATAGCAATGGCAACATATTTCCTAATACCGATATGCTAGCTGATATAATTCCTAGTATAAAAAAGATAACAAATGGCAACATATTTCCTAATACCGATATGCTAGCTGATATAATTCCTAGTATAAAAAAGATAACAAGTAGAATACCAGCAGCTATGCAACAAGCACAAACTGGAGTACCGGTGACACAAGCTGAAAAAATGGCCGCAGCAATAGGCGGCAGCGGAGGCAACGGTGCTACTACTGAAGAATTACTACAAACCACTAACGATCTTTTATTAGCTATGTTAGGGGTAAATACAGAGCATAAGCGTGTTGGCGAAAAACAATACAGGCATACAAGAGGTGCAGGCAATTTGATGAACGGGATTGGGTAAAGCATGAGTTGGAAAAAATATTTTACTCCGGTACAAACTGGAGATAATCCAAACGGAAGTTATAGCCCTATAAGTGGTGCTAACTCTGCTGGACGTCCAGGACCTGCAAAATCAAACTACAGTTCATATCTTCCTGATGTGTATGTTGGTAGCCCAAACAGAGTTGAACGCTACGGTCAATATAACACTATGGATATGGACAGTGAAGTTAATGCTGCTCTTGATATCCTTGCTGAGTTTTGCACACAAAAGAATAAAACCAACGGTACTAACTTTAAATTTGCATTTAATAAAAGTGCAACCAACAACGAAATTAATATTTTAGGTCAATATCTAAAACAGTGGTGCAAACTAAATCAATTCGAAACTAGAATGTTTAGAACATTCCGTAATATATTTAAATACGGCGATGCAATATTTCTAAGAGATCCAGAAACTAAAAAACTTTATCATGTTGACCCCGCAAAGCTAACACGAATTATTGTTAACGAAAGCGAAGGTAAAGTTCCTGAGCAATACATTATTAAAGATGTAAACTTAAACTTTACTGAGATGGTTGCAACAACTCCTTTTATTACTAACGGTAATATCACAGGCGGCGGTGGTGGTGGATATACTACTGGCGGTGTTCGCGGCATGGTAGGTAACGCTCCTACACAAAGCGGATCACGATTTAATACTACTAACGGTGAAGTTGCAATTGATGCCGAACATGTGTTGCATCTTAGTTTAAGTGAAGGCTTAGACAACAATTACCCATTTGGTAATAGTTTATTGGAAACTATTTTTAAAGTATTCAAACAAAAAGAATTACTCGAAGATGCTATTATTATCTATCGTGTACAACGTGCTCCGGAACGCAGAGTATTTTATGTTGACGTAGGCAACATGCCAAGTCACCTTGCTATGCAGTTCGTTGAGCGTGTAAAAACTGAAATTCATCAAAGACGTATTCCAAGTGCTACAGGCGGCGGCACTAATGTTATTGACAGTGCCTACAATCCGTTAAGTATTAACGAAGATTACTTCTTCCCACAAACAGCAGAAGGTCGTGGATCTAAAGTTGAAACACTTCCGGGTGGTACTAACCTAGGAGAGATTGATGACCTACGATACTTTACTAATAAGCTAGTACGCGGATTACGTATCCCAAGTTCGTACTTACCAACTGGAGCAGATGATTCATCTAGCAGCTATAACGACGGCCGTGTTGGAACAGCATACATTCAAGAACTACGCTTCAATACCTACTGCGAACGCTTGCAAGGCTTAATTGTAGAAGAATTTAATCAAGAGTTCAAACGTTACTTACTTGAAAAAGGTGTAAACATCGATACTGCAATGTTTGATCTAGAGTTTGAAACACCGCAAAACTTTGCAAGCTATCGTCAAGCAGAACTTGACAATGCTCGTGTTCCAACATATACACAAATGAGTGCTATACCGTATGTTTCAAATCGCTTTGCTATGAAACGCTTCTTAGGCATGAGCGAAGAAGAGATTGCAGAAAACGAACGTTTATGGAAAGAAGAAAACGACGAAACACTTAATACTGGTGGTGAAGATGCAAGTGCAGAAATGCGTACAGCAGGTATTAGTAGTGCCGGCATTAGTGCAGACATTGATGGTGCTGAAGATATTGCCCCAGATGAAGGCGAACCAGAAATAGGTACAGAAGCAACACCTCCAGATACAGCAACAGGAGCAGCACCGAACGCAACGGCACCGGGCGCAACGGCACAAACGATATAAATACAATATGATATTACGAGAGCTATTTTATTTTGATAAAGAAACAATCGAGCCTACTGAGGATGATCGATATGATCCTCAGTACGACGACAGTATTGTTAAAATGAACGACACACGTAAAACACGTCTTACCCTACGCCAAATCAACCGTGCAAGGAAAGCAAGTGAGCTACATACAACTGAGAAAGCTGGCGAATTAGATTTCGTTAGACAGATGTATGGAATAGCAGCACAAGCAGCCGCTGCCGGGGTATAATGGCGAAGATAGATAAAAATCTATATACTAAAGAACAATACAAAATACTTAAAGCTGCTGCAAAAGCAGATAAGTTAGTTGTTTCTAAAATAGAAAAAGTTGAATCAATGCCTATGATACAGTCAAACACTGCATTTGTATTAGGTAACGGAACTAGTAGATCATCAATATCTCCAAAAAATCTTAAAAACTTAGGTAAAGTATACGGGTGTAATGCACTTTACAGATCATTTTCTCCTGATTATCTTGTTGCAGTAGATACTAAAATGATAGTTGAGATTAATAAAGCAGGCTATCAACGTAAAAATACTGTATGGACTAATCCTAATAAGATATTTGCACGTATGGAAGGATTTAATTTCTTTCAACCTAGCAAAGGTTGGAGTAGTGGTCCAACAGCATTATGGTTAGCAAGTCAGCATGGTTATAATACTGTTTACATTCTAGGATTTGATTATAAAGGCACTAATGACGGTAATCATTTTAATAACATATATGCTGACACTGAAAATTACAAAAAAAGTAAAGATACTGCAACATATTATGGAAACTGGCTACGTCAAACTAAAACTGTAATAGAAGAAAATAAGAATATTCAGTATATACGAGTAATAGCATCTGATAATTTTATTCCAGATGAGCTAAATAAAATTGTTAATATGAAACATATTACTGTAGATACATTCAAAAAAATGTACTCTCTATCCTAAATGGCTCGTTTTGGGCCTATTATTGCACCATATTCCTTATAAGTAGTAAATACACATGACAGCCTTACCATAGGTATAACATTTATTAGGAGAATAAAAATGGCAGATCGTAACAAATTTGAAGAAATGCTTGAGCGTCTCGTAAACGAAGACCGCGCAGGTGCAGAAGAACTATTCCACGAGATTGTAGTTGAAAAATCACGTGACATTTATGAAGCACTATTAGAATCAGATCTAGAAGATGACGAAGTAGATGAAGCATCAGACGACGATGATGATGCTGTTGAAGAATCAGACGACGAAGAAGTTGATGAGTCAGAAGATGACGCAGAACTAGACGAAGACTTTAACCTAGACGAATTTGAAGTTGAAGCAGATCCAATGGCAGACATGATGGGCGGAGATAAAACCGACGACATGATGGGCGATATGGAAATGGGCTCCGATGACGACAGCGACGACGGTGAAGAAGGTACTGATGAGCGTATCAATGATTTAGAAGATGCTTTAGAAGAACTAAAAGCAGAATTTGAAAAAATGATGTCCGGCGATGACAGCGAAGAAGCTGACGACGAAATGGACATGGGTGACGAAGAAGCTGACGACGAAATGGACATGGGCGACGAAGAGCCAGAAGAAGAGTCATTCCAAGCAACAATTACCCCACTAGAATCAAAGTCACCTATGACAGCTGGTGAAACAATGCGTGAGTATGTTGAAAAAGTAACAGCAAAAATGGGCGACAACGGTGCAAGCACAACGTCAACTGTAGCTAAACCAAACAACATGGGCGGAACATCTGCTAACATCGCAAAAGGCGCAACAGCAGATACTAAAGGAACAGCTGGTGGTTTAGCAAGTAACAAACCACAAGCAATGAATACCAAGAACGTAAACGTTGTTGGTGCAAAGGGTGCGACAAAAATGTCTGCACAACCTGGTCATGGCGCTGAAAAAAGCGGCAAGCCAGAGACTGCTGCTAATACCAAAAGTACTATCGGCAAATAAGGAAGTTTGAATGAAAAACTTACGAGAACACCTAAGTTTCGACCAAGCGAAGATAATCGTTGAGTCTGCTAACGAAGGAAAAGACCTGTATATGAAGGGTATTTGTATACAGGGCGGAGTACGCAACGCTAACCAGCGTGTGTATCCTGTAAATGAAATTGGCAGGGCTGTCAAAACTCTCAGCGAGCAAATCGAGGGTGGATACAGTGTACTCGGAGAAGTTGATCATCCAGAAGGTCTTAATATTAACTTGGATCGTGTAAGTCATATGATCAGCGAATGCTGGATGGATGGCCCAAACGGTTACGGTAAATTAAAAATACTACCAACTCCAATGGGAAACCTAGTTCGCACTATGCTTGAAAGCGGTGTGAAACTAGGGGTTTCATCACGTGGATCAGGTAATGTTAGTGAAGACGGTAGCGGCAACGTTAGCGACTTCGAAATTATAACAGTGGACGTCGTGGCACAGCCTAGCGCCCCTGGAGCATATCCTACTGCAATCTATGAGCATTTAATGAATGCACGTGGAGGAATGAAGGCATATGAATTAGCACAGGCAACAAAACACGAC